GCAAGTGGGCGATCAACCCCTTCTCCTTTGTCCACGGCTTTATCGCTTGGGGTGACGGTGAGGTGTTGGCCGAGAAGATGGCGAGCGTCAGCCAGCCGTTGCCCGAACTTGACGAAGCGCCTCCAGGTGCCAAGAAGGGTTGGGAAACACAGGTCGGCCTGAGCTTGAAGTGCATCAGCGGCGAAGACAAGGGAATGGAAGCGCGTTACACCACCACGTCAGTGGGCGGTAAGAAAGCGGTTCAATCCATTGCTGTCGCCTTGGCCGAGCAGGTCGATAAGGATCAAGCCAAGCCTGTGGCCATTGTGCGTCTGCGTAAAGACCACTACGCTCACAAAAGCTACGGCAAGATTTACACGCCTGTGTTTGAGGTGATCGAGTGGGTCAGCATGGACGGCGAGCCTGAGCCTGCCAAGGTTGAGGAAGCCCCCGCTGCGCCAGCAGGTCGTCGTCGCCGGTCTGCCTAAGCGGCTTTTCTGATGCCGCGTGACAGGCGGCATTGGAAAGGAGACACTTATGAAGCACATTATTGGTTTAAGTGGCGGCAAAGATTCAACTGCGCTGGCGCTGCGCTTGATGGAAGTAGAGCCGCGTGAGTATGAACTGATCTGCAACGCCACCGGCAACGAGTTGCCTGAGATGGTCGAGCATTGGGCAAAGTTGGAGCGCATGTTGGGCTTGCCCATTAAGAAGGTTGGCCACACGACTGACCTGTACGGCTTGATTGACGAGCAGCAGATGCTGCCCAACTTTCGCGCCAGATGGTGTACACGCATTTTGAAAATCGAACCAACGATCAAATATTTTGAAACGCTGCCCGAAGGGTCGGTGCTGTACGTTGGCCTTCGCGCTGACGAAGAAGCGCGGCGCGGCATCTACGGCGAAGACATGAAGATTCGCTTTCCCATGCGTGAGTGGGGCTGGAAAGAAGCAGATGTGTGGGAATACTTGGCCAAGCGCGAAGTCACCATTCCCCGACGCACTGACTGCGCCGTGTGTCCATACCAACGCTTGGGCGAATGGCGTGACCTTTGGCGTGACTACCCAGAAGAATACGCGAGAGGCGTGGCCATAGAAGAAAAGCTCGGCCACACCTTCAGATCACCCCAGCGCGACACTTGGCCAGCGTCTCTCAAAGAGTTGGCCGTTGAGTTTGAAAGCGGACGCAAGATTCGCGGCGAAGGTAAAGTTCCAACTTGCAGAGTGTGTTCGCTGTAATGCTTTGGCTAGACTTTGAAACCCGCAGCCGGTGCGACTTACCCAAGTACGGCGTTTACAATTACGCGCAAGACCCCAGCACCAATGTGCTGTGCATGTCGTATGCGTTTGGCGATGAAGATGTGGTGACATGGTTACCTGATACGCCATTTCCCAAAGCAATACACAACTACACCGGCATGATCTACGCCCACAATGCCGCGTTTGAACGTCTGATCTTTTGGTACGTCTTGCAGATCAACTTCAAGCTGGAGCAGTTCTACTGCACCGCAACGCAAGCCCGCGCCAACTGCGCGCCTGGCTCGCTGGAGGACGTTGGCCGGTTTGCTGGCGCGTCCATGAAGAAGGACCACCGAGGTGCCCAGTTGATCCGCCTGCTGTCGATCCCGCAGGCTGACGGCACCTTCCGGCAGGACGCCGCCTTGATGGAGGAGATGATTCGTTATTGTGAACAAGATGTCCGTGCCATGCGCTCCATCAGCAAGGCGCTGCGCCCACTGTCAGTGGACGAACTGGCCGACTATTACGTCAACGAGCGCATCAACGACCGTGGCGTACTGGTGGACGTGCCCCTGTGCAACGCCGCCATCAAGTTTGCCAGCGATGAGCTGGTCGAGATCGAGCAGATCGTGGCCGAGGTGACCGAGGGTGCCATTACCAGCGTCAGGTCGCCTAAGATGCGCCAGTGGGTGATCGACCGCGTGGGGCCACAGGCGCTGAAGCTGATGGAAACCTTTAAGGACGGCGAGAAAAAATATTCTATTGACAAAACTGTGCGAGCCAACTTGCTTGCAATGGAGAACCCAGATGAGATACCGCCCGCTGTTGCCGAGGTCATCCAATGCGCGGACGACTTATGGGCGTCTTCGGTTGCGAAGTTCAGCCGCCTTGCATCTCTTGCGGATGTCGAGGACAACCGAGTCCGAGGAGCTTTCGTGTTTGCTGGAGGATCTGCGACAGGTCGAGCTTCAAGCTACGGAGCCCAAGTTCACAATTTCACTCGCAAGTGCGCCAAATCGCCCGAGGACGTTAGAACTGCAATGGTCAGAGGCCATTCAATTGTTCCTCAGTTTGGCAAGCGCGTTACAGATGTCCTCAAAGGAATGCTCCGGCCCGCACTGATACCGGCTAAGGGAAAGTCCCTAGTCGTGGCTGACTGGTCATCTATCGAAGCCCGCGCGACGCCCTGGCTGTCCAACTGCCCAGCCGGTGAGCGCAAGCTGGCCATCTTTGCCCAAGGCGAGGACGTGTACAAGGTCAACGCCTCGGCCACCTTTGGCGTGACAGTCGATCAGGTCACCGGTGAGCAGCGCCAGATCGGCAAAGTCCAAGAGCTTGCCTGCGGCTTTGCCGGTGGCGTCGGTGCTTTTGCCGCGATGGGCCGCGCCTACGGTGTGCACCTGCCCGAGTCAGATGCCAAGCGCATGGTTGACGCATGGCGCAGGGCAAACCCTTGGTCTGTACCTTATTGGCAGAGCCTAGAAGAAGCCTACACCCGCGCCATGCGAAACAAAGGTCATGAGTTCAACGTGGGGCGGGTTACCTATCTATATGACGGCCAGCATCTCTGGTACGCTCTGCCCTCCGGTCGCGTCCTGTGCTACCCGTTTGCCAAGCTGGAAGCCGACGGCGTGACGTACGCCAAGGCCGCTTGGAAACCGGCAGCAGACGCAAAAGAATGGCCACGCGCAAGGCTTTGGAAAGGGTTGGCGTGTGAGAATATCACCCAAGCTACCGCCAACGATCTGCTGCGCCATTCCCTGCGCCAGCTTGATAACGTGGTGCTGCATGTGCATGATGAGATAGTGTTGGAAACCGACCGGCCTGAAGAGATGGCCGTGCGGCTCAAAGAGGTGATGTGTACACCACCCGAATGGGCTAAGGGTTTACCCCTTGGCGCAGAGGTGGCGATCATGTCGCGTTACGGCAAATAAAAAGCCCGCTTGCAGGCGGGCTTTAACGGGAGCACTAACTTGGAATTCTTGGAATTTATCACAAAACTCGCCCCAAGCGGCGAAACAGCACTAATTGTCCGACAAAAACCACAATTAAAAGACGGCCAGATTCAACTTCACGCCGATGGCGCAGTCAAGTGCACTTGGCCAGCGTACCTGCCCACCAAGGGCACCAAGGCCAAAGAAGCGTGGTACGCCAACACCGCCAGCTTTGTCGTTGACCGCTTCACCGATGGCCGCGTGTCGGCCAGCGCAGCCAACTGCGAGTACATCCTCGTCATGATGCTGGACGACATCGGCACCAAATCCAAAGTCCCACCCATCGCCCCGACATGGATCATGGAGACGTCCCTTGGCTCATTTCAGTGGGGCTACGCCTTCAGCGACCAGCCGACCAAGGCCGAGTTCAGCGCGGCCATCCGAGCCATCGCCGACGCAGGCTATACCGACCCTGGTGCCTGCAACCCCGTCCGCAATTTCCGGCTGCCTGGCTCGGTCAACCTTAAGCCCGAGCGCAACTTGTTTGAGTCGCGTCTGGTCGAGTTCCACCCAGACCGTGAGTTCACGCTGCCGGAGATATGCGCTGCTCTGGGCGTGACGCCGGTCGAGGCCGACTCGCTGACCCTGCGCCCGATCCGCTTGTCAGACGACGGTGCCGACGACGTGATGGCGTGGCTGTCCGAGCAGGGTCTGCTGCTGTCCAGACCCAACAGCGAAGGCTGGGCTGGCGTGATCTGCCCCAATGGTGCAGAGCATACCGACGGCAACCCCGAAGGCCGTTACATGCCCGCCAACCGTGCATACTGTTGCCTGCATTCGCATTGCGTGGATTTTGATTCCCGCATGTTCTTGCAATGGGTGACCGATAACGGTGGCCCTGCCCACACACCTGGCCTTCGTGAGGAGCTGCTGGTGCAGGCGATGGATACCGCGCTGTCTAAAATCACTCCTACGCAAGACTACCCCGATGTCGCCGCTGCGGTGATTGCCGAGGTTGAGCGCAAAGAGTTAGGCCGCATTGAAAAGAACGAGTGGTTTGAACGGTTTGCATACATCCAAGTCGATGATGCGTTCTTCGACATGCAAGACCGGCGCGAGATCAGCAGGCACACTTTCAACGCCCTGTTCCGGCACATAGATTGCAAGTCAATTCACAATACAAAACGCCGCGTTGAGGCTGCTACGTCGTTCGATGAGCTACGCCAAGCCAAGGGTGCTAAGGCTTTGGTCGGTGTCACTTACGCCGCCGGTGAGTCCGTACTGGTCGCCCGTGACGGTATGGTCTACGGCAACCGCTGGCGTGATGCTCGACCCAAGGCCGCGCCTGGTGACGTCAGTCAGTGGCTCGCGCACGTCGAGCGCATGGTGCCTGAGAAGTTCGAGCGTGAACACCTGCTCAACGCCTTGGCGCATAAGGTGCAGTTCCCCACACACAAGATCAACCACGCCATCCTGATGGGCGGCAATCATGGGTCGGGCAAGGACACCCTCTTTGCGCCGTTCTTTTGGGCGATTGGCGGCAGAGCCAAAATGAATTGCAGCATGATCAAGAATGAAGACCTGACCTCTCAGTGGGGCTACGGGCTGGAATGCGAGGTCATGGAAATTGCCGAGCTACGCCAAGCAGAGGCAAAAGACCGCCGCGCATTGGAAAACCACTTAAAGCCCATCATCGCCGCGCCGCCAGAGTATCTGATGGTCAACCGTAAGGGTTTGCACCCATACTACGCCCTGAACCGCGTGTTCGTGGTCGCGTTCAGTAATGAGCGTGTGGCCATCAGCATCCCCAGCGAAGACCGCCGCTGGTTCGTCATCTGGGCAGAGGCTTCTAAACTACCCGAAGCTCAGGCGGTGAGCTTGTGGAACTGGTACCAGCACCGTGGCGGCTTTGAGGCTGTCGCCCATTACCTGCACACCCGTGACGTGTCAGCGTGGAACCCGACCGCGCCACCCCCTATGACTGAGGCCAAGGCCATCATGGTCGAGCATGGCATGAGTACGGCTGAGTCGTTCCTGGTTGACCTCATGCGCCGCCGCGCTGGCGAATTCTCGCGTGGTGTGGTCGGTGGCCCGTTCCACCCGATCTGTGACCGCTTGCAAGGCCAAGCACCTGTAGGCACTAAGATCGTACAGGCAGCCCTATTACACGCGCTGAAAGAAGCCGGATGGGTGGACATGGGTCGAATCAAGTCGCGCGACTATGACAGCAAGAAGCATGTTTTTTGCGTCCGTGAGATGGTGGACATGTCCAAGTCAGACCTGCGCCGGATGGTCGAGCAATAAAAAAAGAGCCCCTTTGCAGGGGCTCGTTAAGTTTAGGCAACTGCTCAGAGACCAAGCAGAACGGCTAGTATAGCGGCTATCAAGGCCGCGCAGATGGCTAGCACGACTCCAAGGCCATATTTTCGATACGGTCTATGAGCTTGAAAGGCAACAGCGGGGCGACATCCACGCCGCCGACATAGGCGGCAAGTAGCGTCATCTGAGGGTCGATATCCTCCTCCGCTATGCCGTCATCATATTCAAGGTGACAGACTAGGGTGTACCCTGAGTCCTCATGGTCGTAGTGGTACTCATGGTAATGCGGCTCGCAGGGCGGCGCGTCCAGTATTAAGTTTTTCATTTTCATGACCTGGCCTCCAAGAATTGGCGCGTCTGGTCTGCCCAATCGCCTGAAGGCGATGGCGGCTCGCCGTCCTCGACGTACTCCAACACCTCGTCCAGTAACTTCTCCGCAGCGTCTACCCTTTGGAGCAGTTCAAAAATTTGCGCCAAAAGCGCGGCGCGGTCAATGTCGCCCACCATATAGGCTTGGCGTTCTTGTTCTTCAATCGTGATCATGGTGTCATGCTCCAAAAATATAAAACAAAGGGCAGCGCAATGAAAAAGGCAAAGCCGACGGCGTCGATGATCTGGCGTGAAAATTTCATACTTCCACCTCTTCAACGCGGCACATTGTGCAATCGTCCTGGTTATTTTCGGCAAAGTCTTCCAGCGCGGAATAAGTGTCAAACTCAAACTCTTCGCCGCAATCGCGGCATGAGTACACCCAAAACACATCAAAACCGATTGAGCAAGCTACGCAGCCCGTCCAGTCTTCAGACCATACCCAGACGTTGCCTGACGTGTGGTTGATACCTGCATGGGTGTGTTTGTCGGTTTTCAAACCCGCTTTGCGGATTGCGGCTAAACAGTCGGCGAGACGTTCAACGTCCGCACCTTGAAATTCTTCGAATAAATTGTTCATGTCGTTTACTCCAGTTGATTGAATTGAATCGGTGACAAGTCACCCGCTAACCCTCAGACAAGGGTTAGCAGTTGCACTGTCAAAGGGTTGTAGAAGTTGCAGTTAGACGCGTCTGCATGTGCGCCGGATAGCTTGAAAAAATCTGACATAGTGTTATGTCGTCGGCGACTAGCTCGGTGGCTGCAATGACGGCCTGAATCGCGCGGAATTCGGTTTCAGCGTTGACAATATATTGTTGACGGCGTGCGGAGATGATGTATTTCATATTTGTGCCTCCGCAAAGATTTCAGGGTAGTCATTGGCTAACCAATTTTGACCGGCTTCTAAGGCTTCCGGCAACGTCTTGAACGATGCAAGGAATTCGATTTCGTCAAACAATACGAAACAGCCGCATTTTTTGGCTTTGATGGTGACAAGGCCGTCACCGTCGGCGCAATATTCGGCAGTTGAATCGTCCCATTCATTAGACGGGTAAATTGTCCATGTGATTTTGCTAGAGTTAATTGTTTCAAATTTCATTTTGGGCTCCATGCGTCGGCAGCGTCGACAAGATGCGCAAACGGGCTCACGTAGCCAATTTTGGCTTTGATGACATCCTCGCACTCACATACTAAATTGTGCAGCTCCATGCGCGTCAAATCGGGCATAGCGTCGCTAATTATGTCGGCGAGATCAAACGCGTTGAAGTCGGTGAAACCTTGCTCTATGTAATAGTCTGCGAAATTCTCAACAATGCTTTTCATGGTTTTCCTTGGTTAAATTTACTGGACTCTCTATATATACATGAGAGAATCGTGCCAACGCTTGTAAGTGATTGATTTACAAGACCCCTCCAAAACCCTATGTAAGGGAATTACTTACATTTGTGGACAATGTGGATGTGTGTGTGGATAGGTGAAACGGCGCGGATTGTCCACATGGTTTACGAGCTAAAAACCTATATTGTGGACAATGTGGACTATCGGTTTTTGTATTGCTCTAGAATCAAGTGTAAGTATTGTGTAAGTATATGGTTTAGCGAGCGACTGTGAAACGCTAAAACGTTGTCCACATTGTCCACATGACCCACACGCAAGCAAACTGCCCACATGTTAGTGGCTACTAACTGGCGTAAAAATCTAAGTGAGTGACCACTAACCAGGCTAAGTGAGTGAACACTAACCCAGGCTAAGTTAGTGTGTACTCACTTGTCAAATCTATATGTTAATGGCCACTAACTTTCAGGTGTATGTAAGTGCTTACTAACTTGTGGCCTGTATGTAAGTGCTCACTAACTTGAGGGGGAGGGGTAGGGCCCGCCGTCAGGGCCCAACGGTGACGGAGGTTTCACGAACAATTTTTTTATTTTTAAAATTGCCCACATTGTCCACATGATTTACACTCGCGCACATGACGTTTCACAGCCTACCTTTTGCACCGCGCAAGATTGTCGCAACCGAAGCGCGGTTAAACAAAATCTACGATGCGGCCAAACTTGGCCTCAAGGGCGACGCATTGGCGCTGGCCTCTGGCATGTTGCCGACCGAGTACCGGCAACTGTGTGAGCTAGACCCCATAGCGGACATGGCGGCGCAAAAAGGCAAAGCCGACGGCGAACTGGAGATGTCGACCTGTCTGCACAAAGCAGCCAAGGAAGGCGACGCCAAGGCGGCGCTGGCGATCCTGCAACACTCACACGGCTGGGTGGCCAAGCAGTCCATCAGCATTGATGTCGATCAGCGCATCAGCATCATCGGCGCACTCAAAGCGGCGGAATCCCGCGTAATAGACGTACTGGCCCATGAACCAAGTCCCACCATCCAACCCAAACTAAATGCAGAACACCATATACAGCGCTGAGGATGAGCAAGAACTTATGTCTAGGCTGTGGAGTCCACAGATCAAGAACAATCCGCTAGCGTTTGTAATGCTGTGTTTTCCATGGGGTGTGAAGGGTACGCCGCTGGAAAACTTCAGCGGCCCGCGCCGCTGGCAGCGCGAGGTGCTGCTGGATATTGCGGAACACATCAAACTGAACCAGAGCAAGCTGGACTTCGACGTGTTGCAAGAAGCAATATCGTCTGGCCGTGGTATTGGTAAGTCGGCGTTGGTCAGTTGGGTCACCATCTGGATGCTGGCCACAAGGATTGGTTCGACGACCATCATCTCGGCCAACTCGGAAAGTCAGCTCAGGTCAATCACATGGGCCGAGATCACCAAATGGCTGGCGATGTCGATCAATAGCCACTGGTTTGAGGTTAGCGCCACCCGAGTGATGCCCGCCAAGTGGCTGACTGAGCTGGTCGAGCGCGATCTGAAGAAGGGCACCAGGTACTGGGGCGTCGAAGGGCGGCTGTGGTCAGCGGAAAACCCAGATGCGTACGCTGGTGTGCACAATTTCGACGGTGTTTTGGTGATTTTTGACGAGGCAAGCGGCATAGACGACTCAATTTGGGCTGTTACTGGCGGTTTTTTCACAGAAAACACGCCAAATCGCTTCTGGCTGGCGTTTTCCAACCCGCGCCGCAACACTGGGTACTTCTACGAGGCGTTTAACAGTAAACGGGACTTTTGGAAGACCCGTGTCGTGGACGCTAGGACGGTAGAAGGCACCGACAAACAGGTCTACGAGCGGATCATCGCGGAATATGGGCCGGATTCGGCGCAGGCGCACGTCGAGGTGTACGGCATGTTTCCCAACGCGGGGGACGATCAGTTCATCGGGGCTGACATCGTGGACGACGCCATGAAACGGACGAAATATCAGGATCAATCCGCGCCGATCATCATCGGGGTCGATCCGGCGCGGTTTGGAGCGGATGCGACCGTCATTGCGGTGCGCCAAGGGCGCGACATTGTGAAGATCATGCGGCACAGAGGCGACGACACCATGACGGTGGTCGGGCACGTGATCGAAGCGATTGACGAGTTCAAGCCCACGCTAGTGGTGATCGACGAAGGTGGCCTGGGTGCGGGCATCGTGGATCGGCTCAAGGAGCAACGGTACAAGATCAAGGGCGTGAACTTCGGAAATAAGGCCAAGAACCCGATCATGTACGGCAATATGCGCGCGCAGATGTGGGGCGACATGCGGGAGTGGCTCAAGACGGCGGCAATTCCAAACGACAGGTTCTTGAAAACTGACCTGATTTCGCCTATGATGAAGCCTGACTCACGGGGGACTATCTTCTTGGAGAGCAAAAAGGACATGAAGTCGCGGGGGCTGGCGTCACCTGACGCAGCAGACGCAATTGCTGTTACATTTGCATTTCCTGTAGCGCACCGCGAGTACACTGAGCCAACGCGCCGGATAAACTCGCAAGGTAGCGGCGTATCAACTTCATGGATGGGGGCTTAAATGTCAAATAGCAAAGCAACTGGCGTCGCATATCTCGACCCCGAATTTTCAACTTGTTATGCAACCGAACAAATTGGGTACGCTGCTGCTGCCCAAGGCGCGGTAACGCAGTTAACAAGCAAATCAACTGGCGTGACTCTTAACCAGAGCATGGGCCAGATCACAATGAACGGTGCACAATTGAACACGTTGACCAACGTGACTTTCACGTTGACCAACAACTTGATCAGCGCAAAAGACGTGATTATTCTGAATGTAGGCGCAGGCGCTACATCCGGCGCGTACAACTGCTGGATTTCAAGCATGAGTGCTGGCACTTGCACGATTACGTTGCGAAACATCAGCGGCGGCAATTTGACTGAAGCGGTTGTAATCAACTACGCCATCATCCACGGAGCTTGATATGCCACTTGTTAAATCAAAGTCACCCGAAGCCTTCCGCAAGAACATCAAAGCCGAAGTCGCTGCCGGTAAGCCGGTGAAACAAGCAGTGGCCATTGCGTATTCAGTCAAACGTGAAGCAAAACCCATGTCGAAAGGAAAGAAATGAAATCCACAACTGAGCAAATCAACAAAATTGTTTCACGTGAACCCAAAGTTCAAAACGGTGGGATGCCCAGCCGCAACACTGAAACACATTCGCCAACGGCCAACTGTTACGCTACCATTCCCAGTGGCAACAACGTCAAGGCTACGGTTAATAAAGTACTGAGCAAAATTAAATAATGGCAGATTACACAGGCATCGCCGCTGCTGGTGCAGTTTCCAACGGTGGGTCGGCAAAAGACAAGAGCAGCTCAGATGTGCTAGCGACTGCTCGCTCTCGTTTGAACTTGGCCATCGACGCGCTGTCTGAGTCCCGCGAAGATGAAATCGATGACCTGAAGTTCTACGCTGGTTCGCCTGACAACCATTGGCAATGGCCAGCGGACGTGTTGGCCACCCGTGGCGCTGTGCAGGGTCAAACCATCAACGCTAGGCCGTGCCTGACAATCAACAAACTGCCCCAGCACGTAAGGCAGGTAACCAATGACCAAAGACAAAACCGCCCAAGTGGCAAAGTTATTCCAGCCGATGACCACGCAGACGTTGAAGTCGCAGAAATCTTCAACGGCATGGTCAGACACATCGAGTACATCAGCGACGCTGACGTCGCGTACGATACTGCGTGTGAAAACCAAGTCTCCTACGGCGAAGGCTACATCCGCATCCTGACCGAGTACCTCGACGCAAACACGTTTGACCAAGACATCAAGATTGGCCGTGTTCGCAACAGCTTCTCGGTGTACATGGATCCAACAATCCAAGACCCCACTGGCGCAGATGCCAAGTGGTGCTTTGTCAGTGAAGACATTATGCGTTCCGACTACGAGCGCATGTACCCCGATTCTGCGCCCATCACCACATTGCAATCTTTGGGGGTTGGCGATCAAAATTTGAGCCAATGGCTTACCGAAGATACTATCCGCGTTGCTGATTACTACTACGTAGATTACGACAGAGCAACGCTTAACCTGTACCCTGGGAACGTGACCGCGTTTGAAGGCACCCCAGAGGACAAGCAACTAAAAGCAATTTATGGCAAGCCTAAAAAATCTCGTGAATCTGATCGTGTCAAGATTAAATACTGCAAGATTAACGGTTATGAAATTCTTGAAGAACGCGATTGGGCGGGGAAATACATCCCCATAGTCCGCATTGTTGGCAACGAATTTGAAGTAGATGGACGTTTGTACGTGTCTGGCCTTGTGCGTAACGCCAAGGATGCCCAGCGCATGTACAACTACTGGGTGAGCCAAGAGGCAGAAATGCTGGCCTTGGCACCCAAAGCGCCGTTTATTGGCTACGGCGGCCAGTTTGAAGGCTACGAAAACCAATGGAAAACCGCAAACACGACCAATTGGCCGTATTTGGAAGTCAATCCAGACGTTACAGACGGCGCAGGATCAATCCTGCCACTACCCCAGCGGGCGCAGCCTCCGATGGCCTCCAGCGGTCTGTTGCAGGCCAAAGCGGGCGCATCTGAGGACATCAAGTCCACAACCGGCCAATATGACGCAAGTCTGGGTATGCGAAGCAACGAACGCAGCGGCAAAGCCATTCTGGCCCGCCAGCGCGAAGGCGATGTGGGTACATACCACTACGGCGACAATTTGGCCCGTGGTGTGCGTCATATTGTGCGCCAGCTCGTTGATCTGATCCCCAAGGTGTACGACACACAGCGTGTGGCTCGCATCATTGGCATGGACGGCGAAACCAAGATGGTCAAGTTGAACCCTGACCAACCGGAAGCAGTCCGCAAAATTACCGATCAAAACAACCCTGACGTGGTGATTGAGAAAATCTACAACCCCAACGTCGGCAAGTACGACGTGGTGGTTGCTACCGGCCCAGGTTACGCAACCAAGCGCCAAGAAGCCTTGGAAGCAATGGCTCAACTGTTGCAGGGCAACCCGCAACTGTGGGCGGTGGCCGGTGACTTGTTCATTAAGAACATGGACTGGCCAGGTGCTCAAGAAATGAGCAAACGGTTTGCCAAGACCATTGATCCTAAACTTATGTCTGAAAATGACAAGCCACCGGAGCTGCAAGCAGCCGAGCAGCAGATTCAAGCGATGGGTCAAGAGATGGAGCAAATGCACCAGATGATTACCAATGTCGGCAAATCCATCGAGATGCAAGACATGGAGCGCAAAGACTTTGAAGCACAGGTTAAAGCATACGAAGCCGAAACCAAGCGGATCGCTGCGGTGCAAGCCAGCATGTCACCGGAACAGATTCAAGACATTGTGCTAGGCACCGTGCACGGCATGATTACTTCTGGCGATCTGGTCAGCGAAATGCCTGGACGTGAGCCCAATGAGATGATGAATGAACAAGCTGAATACGCGCCGCCTCAAGGCGGTATGCCACCACAAGGAATGCCCCAATGATGTACAAGGCTGCTGATTTTGTAGGGATGCTGTTTTTGGCCAGAGATGTGGCTCATTCAGTGCATCTAAACACCCGTAGTTACTCTAAACACGTGGCACTCAACACGTTCTATGACAGCATCATTGACCACGCAGATGCGTTTGCTGAAGCCTACCAAGGCCGTCACGGCTTGATGGGGCCAATCACGCTGCATTCAGCCACCAAGACGGCCAATATCATTGATTTTTTGCAAAGGCAATTGGATGATATTGAAAAATGCCGTTACGAAGTAGTGGACAAATCTGATTCATCTTTGCAGCAATTGATTGATAATATCGTTGAGCTGTACCTCACAACCCTCTACAAACTCCGCTTTTTGGCGTAAGGAAACATCATGGCAAACTATATGCAATTGGCCGCGACCAAACAAGTCAAAGTTGGTGCAGGCAAACTTTTCGGTATTTTTGTGTCGGCAACTTCAAGTGGTACGTTGGTCATTTATGACTCAGGCGCGTCCAGCACCGGTGATCCCAAGATTTCTGACACTATCACTGTAGCCGCAGGCACAACGTACTTGAACATTCCTGCGGGTCTGTATTTCAACAAAGGACTGTACATAGTGCTTGGTGGCACTTCTGCTTCGTTTACTGTTGCTTACGAATAAGGGGTCAATATGACCGTCAATCTTTCTATGCTGGCAGGGGCTGGCGCTCAGTTCTTTGATAACAGCGGCGTAATCTTATCCGGCGGTCTTGTTTATACTTACGCCGCAGGAACTACCACGCCTCAAGCTACATATACGACCAGTTCCGGCGGTACGGCACATGCCAACCCTATTGTGTTGGACTCAGCAGGCCGTGTTCCTTCTGGCGGTGAAGTTTGGCTGACTGATGGCGTCGCATATAAATTTGTTTTGAAAACGTCAGCCGCAGTCACAATTGCAACGTATGACAATGTGACAGGCAATTCAAACGGTATTCTTAGTTCCCTAGCAGCTTCATCTGGTTCATCATTGGTTGGATTTATTCAATCAGGCACTGGCGCTGTAGCTACTACGGTACAAACCAAGTTGCGTGAAAGTGTGAGTGTGTTGGACTTTGGGGCTAGTACAGCATCGGCGGATAACACAACGTATATTCAAAATGCCTTGACTGCTGCTACTGGCGGCGAAGTAATCATTCCAGCAGGAAACTTTACTTCAGGGGCTGTTACCATTCCAGATGGAACTACGCTGCGTGGGGCAGGGGGTACTCTTACTTCAAAAGCAGGGGTTGTAAATTTAATAACTCTTGGATCAAACTGTAGAGTTATTGGTTTAAAGATAGTTGCTACAACTACAACAGGTTCAGCAATTTATGCTGAAAACGAAGACAACTCAGAAATTTCTGGCTGCACCATATCTGGTGGAGTATCAGGCACTCGCTTTGCAGGAGTAGGCGCTGGGGTTGCAACAAACTTCAGAGTTATAAACAACAAAATCACAACTTGTAGCTTGGCTTGTGTTCTTATGGAAGGCAATGTCTCTGACGGAACTATCGTAGGAAACAACCTTACTAGCTCAAAGATTGGGGTTGAAGGGTTTGGAAGTAATGCAACAACTACGGCATGGACTGCATCAAACATTATCCGAAATGTCACTGTTTCTGGAAATACGGCAAAAACTATGACTGATGCTGGATTTTTTATTAACAGAGGCGAAAAGTGCGTTTTTGCAAATAATGTTGCTGAAGACTGTGGTGACCTTGGTTTTGATTTTGAAGGTTCTAGGTATTGTTCAATGGTGGGTAATCTTGCCAAGGGTTGTGTCAACGGATGCTATTCCTTGAACTACTATTGCCGTGGTATTACCATGACTGGGAATACCGCAATTATTAACAACGCCACAAATACTTATCGTGGCTTTTGGATTGCTAGTGGTTCTGGGTTAGCTGCTGACGTAGGCTATCAGGACATTAACATTACAGGCAATACGATTGAGGCAATTCATAACACTGCGGGAACATTAACAGAAGGCATTCTCACAAGTTATGGCGTGGTCATGGAAGACCTAGTAATTCAAGATAATGTAATGCGCGATTGTAGGATATATATTCGCCCAGGCGCTAAGTATGTGCGTGTTAGCAATAACAATATTCAGTTTGAAACTTTTACTGGGCAAAGTTCAGGAATTGGAATGGAAGGTATCACAGATTTTTCTGTTGAAAACAATACTTTGCTTCGGGCTGTTAACGATGTAGCGATAGCTAATAATCAAGCTGCTATCTACACCGTTTGGGTAAACGCAACATATTCTAATGAAAGATACTCAGTAAAAGGAAACAGAATAAATAACTGGGATTATTCCTTTGCGGATGATTTTTCTGGTGCTGGCAGGTCTTATGCAAGGGTAGAGTGGAATACCGTTTCAGGCGAATTAAGAAGAAGTGTCACAAGTTGGGTTGGAAGCATATCAAACAATTGGCTTTATTCAAACCCGACTACTGCTGTTACAGAAACAACGTATTAAGCAGCACCTATTTAACCATTACAAAAGGTGACAACATGAAATTGCCATTATTACCCCAAGACAAAGCCAATCATCTGGCGTATGGGGCTTTGACGTTTTGCTTAGTGTTGCTGATAGCGCACTTTCTTTTTCCAAATGATCAAATTGGATTTGCTTGTCTGATTACGGTTCTTTCAGCCATTGGTAAAGAAGCCAATGACGCGTGGATCAATTGGAAAACTACCGGCAATCCAATGCAAGGGCCGCATGGTGTCGAGCTGCTGGATGCAGCGGCCACGATTTCCGGCGGCACTCTTGCGGCTTTACCTTTGTTTATTCTTCAAATTCCAGCATAATGCTGACAAACCCGTACTGGTGCGGTTCACCAGGGAATCATTGAGATTCAAAAATGACTGAAGAAGTCCAACAACCCTTAGCGGAAGTCGACTCCGCGCCAGCTCCAGCAGTGACGGCCACTCAGGAAGCCAATCAAACGCCGGAAGTCGCTGACGAAGCGAAAGAGCAATCAAGGGTTTTTACCCAAGAGGAACTTGACGCAGCAATCGGCAAAAGGCTTGCAAGAGAGCAACGTAAGTGGGAAAGAGAGCAGACCCAACGTCAGGCAGAAGCCCAGACGCTGAGAGCGCCAGCAAACGTCCCGCCGGTCGATCAGTTTGAAAGCCCTGAAGCCTATGCAGACGCATTGGCATACCAGAAAGCTGAACAACTATTAGCCCAGCGAGAAGAAGCAAGGCAGCAATCTGCGATTCTTGAGACCTACCACGAAAAGGAAGAGGAAGCTCGGACGAAGTACGACGATTTTGAACAAGTCGCCTACAACCCCAAGTTGCCAATTACTAACGTGATGGCTCAGACGATCCAAGCCTCGGACATTGGCCCTGAAGTAGCTTACTACCTCGGTGCTAACCCCAAGGAAGCAGATCGTATTTCTCGTCTTGCGCCATTCGTGCAAGCCAAAGAAATTGGGAGAATTGAGGCCAAGTTGGCCACCGATCCTCCCGTGAAACGAACCACGTCTGCGCCAGCACCGATTTCGCCTGTTACAGCTCGCTCCACCGGAGGCCCAGCTTATGACACTACTGACCCACGGTCTACCAAGACCATGACCGATTCGCAGTGGATTGAAGCTGAACGAGCAAGACAACGGAAGAAGTGGGAAGCACAAGCCAACCGCTAATTTTTTAAAGGATTTTTTCCATGTCTAATAGTATCTTAACGATCGACATGATCACCCGAAAAGCTCTCGAGATTCTCGAGAACAACCTGGTGCTCACCCGAAACGTGAACCGTCAGTACGACGACAGCTTTGCTGTTGAAGGTGCCAAGATTGGTTCTACCCTGCGTATTCGCCTGCCTGACCGCGCTTTGGTCACTGACGGTGCCGCCCTGCAAGTTCAGGACGACAACGAACAGTACACCACTCTGTCAGTTGCTTCACAAAAGCACATCGGTGTCAACTTCACATCTGCTGAATTGACCATGCAATTGGATGACTTCGCAGAGCGTGTGTTGAAGCCTCG